ATTATCTTGTTTCCTTGAAAATCGGCAGGCAAACTAAAATGACAGTAAGTTTGACAGTAAGTTTGACTGCATTTTATCTTGTTTTAACTTAATTCAAAATTACTCAACTGAATTTTTGAAATCTCAAAAACCCAGTGTTTAAGCCACTTTTAAGGCATTTTAAGTAATTTTGGCAAAAAATAAAAGGCGGTTAAAAAACCACCTTTTTTGGTCGAGGTGACAGGACTTGAACCTGCGGCATCTTGGTCCCAAACCACTTAATAAATGTGTGAAAAGCTTAGTGTTTATCGGACTTTTCAAGTTCAGTTGCCTAACATTTGCCTTGCATTTATTTTTTAGCTTATTTTACGATTGAGAAAATCATCAAGTTTTTTCGCAGGTGCTTCAGTATCATCTTGCATTAAATGCGTGTAAATGTTCAAGGTGGTTTCGGGTTTGGTATGCCCTAACTGGTGTTGAATGTAGAGAATATCATAACCCGAATAGAAAAGATTTGTTGCGTGGGTGTGTCTAAGACAATGAGCTGTAAAAGGTTCTATGACCTGCGGAATACCATCGGGGCAATATTTACTGCGTGGAGCAATACCGACAATTTTGCCTTGCTGTGAATTGAACGCTTCGAGATTTAAGCAATTGATGTAACTCTCCCACAATCTCCGCCACGCTGAATTTGTCATAAGTTTGCCCTTGGTGGTTGTGACTACATAATCAAATGGGGAATGGGGTGCAAGGCTTTTCAGATAGTCTGACAGAACGGTCGGAATATCAACCTTGCGGACACCTGCTTCTGTTTTCGCTCCTGCTTTAATGTAGGAATTGTTTCCGTCAAGAACCAAAGTCTGATGAACATTTATTTTGTTGCGTTTCAAGTCAATATCCGCCCATTGCAAGCCGAGGCATTCACCTCTTCGCAGTCCTGCAAGCAACATAATCATTGCCGGCAATCTTCCTCTGTGCGGAGTGTTGATTATTAGCTTTTGCTCTTCGGGTGACAAAGCTCTGCGTTCTTTTTTCTTTGCCGCATTCTTTGATATTTTGACATATTTCAGTGGGTTGAAGTCGATAGCTCGGTTTTCAATAGCATACTCAAACACTCGGCTTGCGGTTGCGATGAACTCTTTCAGCGACTTTTTCGCTGTGGGTTTGCCTGTTGTAGGGTTCTTAGCGGCTAAGTCGAACACGATTTCCTGAAAGTCGGAAATTGTCAGCTTGTTGATTTTGTAAGGTTCAAGCTCTGCAAAATGTTTGAGATACCGTTCAAGCGTTTTGTATTGCTGTGGTGTTTGCAGTGACCTCTGAACCGTTAGCCAGCGTTTTTTCCAACATCCGTATGTATCATCAGATGAAATATCTATGCCTTTGCCGAGTTTTTGTTTTAATTCGGCGGCAAGCGTTTCAACCTCTTTTCGTGATGTGCCACATACGGATTTGTACTTTCGTTTACCGTTTTCATCTCGTCCGATATAGATGTTCTTCTGATAGCGCCCGTCTTTGCGTTTTTTCATTTTATACACTCCTTTTGTTTGAAAAAAGGGTGCAAAAATCCCTTGTGCTTTAAATTACTTGAAAAACACAAGGGAATGTGATACAATTATTTTGCATTAAACTGCATCATCTGCACCCTGTGTAGGTGATTCCGCTCTGTTCTGTTGGCGCAGGATAGAGCGGCTTTTTTATTGTTTAATTTTCGGTTTTGCCAAGCCTGTCAGCTAAAGCATCTCGACTTTCTCTAATGTCACTATCAGATTTATCATTAAACATTTTTAACGATATGGTAGTTACACAAGTCTCAACATTGCTGTCTTTTTCAAAACTACTTGTTTTCACTTCTTCAATAAGTCTGTCAGAAATTTCTTCGAGTTGCTTTTGTGCATCATCTTTTGTTATTTCATAGTTTAAATAGCTGTCAGTAATTTCAAGTGCTTTAGTGCCTGCGGTGTACGCTTGTTCGCTAATTCCGTCGGGGGTATTATTTTCTTCACAACCTGCAATAACAAGGATAAACATTGCAAGTAAAATAATCGAAAATATTTTCTTACATTTCATATTCTTTAGCCTCCTTTTTATTTACCAAAACAAGTTTGATTTCTCCATACCAAACTATAATTCCGTTTTCATTGGTAAAATTATTGATATATAGTTTTTCGTATCCGCAAATACGATAAAGATTATCAAGTACAAAATCAAGGTTTTCAGATTTTATGTTTCCGAGTTCTAAGCCGTTTGCAGTTACAGCTATGGCATATTTTCCGTCATATATGTATTTGTTTAATGCAATTTTAATCTGCTCGCCACGATTTTGGCATTGTTTAATTACCTGTAAATTATGTGGGCGATCCTCGAACGTCACCCCAGCAAGTTTAAAAGTTCTTGCGTTAGTTAAACCTGTTTCAGGCTTTTCAAGCGGTAAATTTTTCGTGCTCGAATATTTTTTAGGTGGTGTATCAATAATTAACTTGTTATCATTTTGATTTGTTGCCTCGCTAGTAACGCTTGTTTGCGACATTGCTGTAGCAAAACCAAAAATCACGATACAGACTAAGAATATAACGACACCAATTAAAATTCCTGCTATATCAAGTGACAACAATGATTTCACTCCAAAAGAAGCACCGAGTATAGCGATAATAAATGAAATAATTTCAACAGCTTTTTTAGTCATTTATAAATCCTCCTCTTTTGATATATATTGACAAAATATATATCGTGTATTAAAATAATATTGAAGAGGTTAGCGCCTTTTCATCCCTATTTTTGACTGCTCATAGTGCCGCTGTGGGCGGTCTTTTTTTTATTTTTGGTTGCAAAGTCCGTTCTATGGGACTTTGTAATATATTGCCAGCATTTACCACTTGAAATTGTCGAACAAAGTTTCTATAATTTAATTATAGGAATTTCGTCCAAATCTTATGAATGAAAGGAAATTAATTCATGAAGAAAAACACAGCAATCCGGCAAGAAATAATTGAATACATAGAATCAATCGAAAATCACAAAGCCTTAGTAGCTATACTGAAATTTATAAAAATCATATATCGTCGTAATTTGAACGGTCACGGGGGAGCTTAACGCTCCCCTTTGTTTTTGTCCGAAACTCCTTTAATAAAGTTCTTAAACACTTGCCGCTCAAGCGGAGCCATACTTATATATGTACGGATAATGTCAATGTCGATTTCGTCGAGGTCATACTCTGCTCTAAGAGCATCAATCACGACATCTTCGCTTTCTTCGTCAAACATCTCTCCCTCGCCTGTTTTTAGCCATTCGAGGTTTACATTAAAAACAGCTCCGATATCCTTTATAGTTCTTTCGGACAATTCTCTTTTTCCGTTTTCACATAAATTTATAAAATTACAACTCATACCAAGTTTATCTGCAAATTTTTGCTGAGATAGTCCTAAATTTGTGCGTACAACCTTTAATCTATCATTAATGGTCATTGTGTTGTCACCTCTCTTCGCTTATTATTATAAAACAAATTATACAACAAGTCAATATTTATTTTTAAAAAAGTTTTAAAATTATATTGACAAGTCAAGAAAAAAGGATTACAATATATACAACAAGTCAATGAGGAGGTGAAAACAATGACAGATAAACAGGAGATGGACATCAAGTCAATCGGCGCAGAACTTGCGAAAATCTTGATTGATATGACAGATGAAGAAAAGGCTGTTGCTTTCGCAATGATGAAAGGAATGGTCGTGGGTAAGCAAATAGCTGAACAGCAGAAATCAGCTTAGGAGGTGATTTATATGGCTAACACTCATACAGATGAAATTTTTAATGTGTACGGCGCACTTGACAACCTTAACAAACGAATGAAAATCGTTGAGGAAAAAGTGCCTGATTACACTGCGGATATGCTTGAAGTTTATCGAAACCTCGGTGTTCTTACAAAGCGTACTGCAGAACTTGAAGAACTTATAACCAAACCAAAACTAAAGAGGTGAGAAAATGGGATTTTTTAATAATTTATTCAACATAGAAAAAGCACCAACAGTCACCAAGACTGTCAGTGCACCTTATGTTCCGCCTTATCCTTTAGAAAAAGATTTTTACACTTTTGATAAGGTAGAGTGGAGCGGAGCGCTACCACCTCATTCAATGACACTTTCTTTTGTACTTCCTTATTCCGATTGGTGCGAATTTGAAAAGTCAGACCTTTATCGAGATTTGGAGAATTATCTTCAGGAATTACAAAAACGAGGTAACCCGAATGAGAATGCAGACACTCAAGATTGATAGGCAGATGTTCATTGTATGTCGGAACATACTCATCAACACCTTTTGCCTTGTGATGATAAGAATTAACTTCGTGGGTGTTGTAATCTTCGGTGTACTCTATGCCGTTCAGAACTAATTGAATGTCGGTAACAGAAATAGGCAGTTGCGATTTATTGTTAAGTTTATAATGAATGAAAAGTCTTTTCTTTCCCTGCACGCCTAATTTGTATGCGTATTCAAGCATTGTGATTTCCAAATTCACTTTGTGTGAAACAAAATAGTTAATCAGGTTTATTAAAGATATTAAAAAGCCTGCAATGCCTAAAATACCACTAATTATTACCCACATATAATCAGCTCCTTTGCTTAATTATATCATCAGCAAAAGAAATTTACAACACAATCAAAACTAAGGGGGTGAGATAAGGTGTTTATCCTTGAATGGTTAATGAAACACCCGATTTTTACATCTATTGCAGTATCCCTGATATCATCAGTGTTATCAGCGTTATTAGTATGCTTGATAGTGTTGACACAATGACGGGTATTGCTACGGAGTTTATCAAAAACTCTTTAATCTTCGTTCTTTCGTGTTCTTTATAATTAAACAATTTATAACTCGGAACAAAATGAACCGTGTCTTCTATTGAAGTTTGAAATGAATCAAAGAAACCTAATTTATTCAATCTCTGACAGCAATAGCGTATTTCAATCTTGCTGAAATTTAGGTGTTTTTGTAAATCTGTTGTTTGAATAGTTCTTTCGTCAGGATAATATTTTAAACAGCATTTTACAATCTTTCTGCATTTCTTATCAAGCATATGTACCACTCCTTTGTTTAATATTACCATACAAGGTCGTTTAAAACAATAACACATTACTTTATTCATAGAAAACAGCGTAAGGAGGTGAAGAAAAGACGGAAGTAATAATAATTTTAGGACTGCTAATGCTTTGCACAGCTTTTGTTTCAGCAGTATTAGCAATAAAAATAGTAGCCGCCCATTTGTATAAAACAATAGACAGCTACCTTGATAAGCACGACGCTCAAATTATGGATCTGATTAAGTGGGCAAAGGAGAATGAAAATTGAACAAGTTTTTAATGTTTGTAGTGTTTATTCTCAACGCAATTATCTTACTTCTGCTGATTATAGCAATGCTTATCAAAGCAGGAGTTATCCGTTAAGTTCAGCAACAAAACAACATTTATTTTTAGGAGGAATTCATATGTTAAACGATAAAGGTCAGATAGTAATTTTTGCAGACAAGTCAACGGCAGGTTCTAATGTGGTTTCTGCCTGCGTATCAGATGAAACCGTTAAGGCTCTTACCGAGATTTGCAACAGAACCGGCAAGAAAATGTCAAGCGTTGTTCGTACTTTGATTGAGGACAGCCTGACCTTGGTTAAGATTGTAGGTGACTAAGGAGGTGTACATATGCCGAGAGAAAGACCTATCGTCAATTGGGATGAAGTGCCTGTGATTATTGATGTGCCGTATGTGGCACGGTTGCTTGCACTTAATGTTGATTACACAACACGGCTTGCACAAAGGGGCGTTCTTCCTGCCCACAAAATTGGAAAGCTTTGGCGATTTGATAAGGAAGAAATCAGACAATACATAAAGGAGCATTAACAAATGTGGCATTTAAGAAATTACCCGACACGCAGAAAACTACTCAAAGATATCGAAAACCTTAGAGCAGAGAACAGACATCTCAGCATTGAACTAAGAAACGCAAGAACGGACCTTGCACTCGAAAAAACAGCGTCAAGCGGTTATCGTCACGAAAACCGCGAGCTAAAACGCAAGCTCAAAGCCCTTGAAACGCCTGAATCCGAAGCATTTAATTTTGAATGCGTGGGGGTCAGTAAATGAAAAAGGGGACAACAGTCGAAAGCGGATATGATGTTGAGGGACGCTGGTGTCTGAAACTCAAAAAAGCTAAAGGCAAGTTTACGCTTGATGAAATAATTGAAGCGGCGAAAGAATGGGAAGAAGATTACTATGCCGTGATTATTAAAGCAATGGGCGATGAGACAGCACAGTATTACGATGATGACCTTGATGGGGATTACGTGACGCTATATCGTGCTACAGATTTTATAAGCAAGGAGGTGTAACCGATGAAAAGATTAACTTTAAATCAAGACAGCGAAATCAAGGTTAAGGACATCTACGGCAAAATGCACGACTGCAAAGATGTACCAAACGAGTTTTATGGTTGCATTCGCAAACTTTACGACTATGAAAATACAGGGTTCAATCCCGAAGAGATTGAAATAATTGTAGAAGCTCTTGAAGATATGCGTGACAAACTGTATAAAGCGGGCAACCCAAATGCATACAGTGTGAGCAACTGCTATAAAACCCTTAACACTATTCTTGAAGTAAGGGAAAAAAGAAAAATCCGCTGACGGTATTGCAGTACCGAACAGCGGAGCATAAAAAAACATCTTAATTAAATGATAGACAATTTTTTGCGAATTGTCAAGGAGGACTTTATTATGTCAGTAAAAATATCAGCTTTTGAAATCGAAAATGTAAAAAGAGTAAAGGCAGTTGCTTATGAACCGACCGAAAATGGACTTACCGTGTTGGGCGGTAAAAACGGACAGGGCAAGACATCTGTTCTTGACGCAATTGCGTGGGCTCTCGGCGGTAGTCGTTTCGCTCCGTCTGCTCCGTACCGTGAGGGTTCAACAATTCCGCCACATCTCAAAATCAAGCTCTCAAACGGTATTGTTGTGGAGCGTAGCGGTAAGAACAGCAGTCTTAAAGTAATTGACACCGCAGGCAACAAAGGCGGACAGGCTTTGCTTGACGCATTTGTCAGTAACTTTGCTCTTGACCTGCCGAAATTTATGAATGCAACCGGCAAGGAAAAGGCTGACACACTCCTGCAGATTATCGGTGTAGGCAACAGAGTTTACGAGCTTGAAACGCAGGAAACACAAGTGTATAACGAGCGCCGTGCTATCGGTCAGATTGCAGACCAAAAGAAAAAGTTTGCCGCCGAAATGTCCGAATACGAAGGCGTGCCGAATGAACCTGTATCAGCCTCTGAACTTATCAATAAGCAGCAGGAAATTCTTGCACGCAACGGCGAAAACAACCGTCTGAGAGCAGAAAAAGATAACCTTGAAATCCGTGCCAACAGCTTACAGAGCGAAATCAACAGGCTTAATGAGGATTTGAGAAAATACAATTCCGAACTTACAAAAGTGCTTGCACAGCTTGAACAGAGCAGAAAGACCGTAGCCGAACTGCACGATGAAAGCACGGCAGAGCTTGAAAAAAATATTACCGAGATTGACGAAATTAACCGCAAAGTCAGAGCCAACCTCGATAAAGCGAAAGCTGATGAGGACGCAAAGGAATATTACCGCAAGTATGCCGATATGACGGCACAGCTTGAAGAAATCCGCAAAACTAAATATGACTTACTCAATAACGCAAACTTGCCACTTGACGGCTTGTCAGTTGAAAAGGGCGAGCTTACATACAACGGTTTTAAGTGGGACAACATGAGCGGTTCGGAACAGCTTCGTGTCGCTACGGCAATTGTTCGTAAACTCAATCCCGAATGCGGATTTGTCCTGCTTGACAAGCTCGAACAGATGGATACAGACACACTCAAAGACTTTGCAAAATGGCTTGAATCAGAGGGATTGCAGGCTATTGCAACAAGAGTTTCAAACGGCGATGAATGTTCAATAATCATTGAGGACGGTTATATTAAGTCCGAAACAACCGTACCTGTTACAACACCGACTTGGACAGAAGGAGAGTTTTAATTATGGCTACAAGAACTACAGCTAAAACAACAGCAAAAACAAATACAAATGAATGTGTAATCAAATGCAATCCGCACAGAGAGCTTGCCTGCGGTTATACCAAGGTCAAGATTATGCCTGAAAACTATTCAAGAATTGTTTTGATTGCAGGTATGACAGGCAAGTCAATACAGGATTTGACAAACGAACTGCTCAACTACGCAATCGACTATGTTGTCATTGATGTTGACGGCAATAAAATCAATTTTTCAGATGTACAGGGGGTGAGATAATGAACATCACGAAAGGTAAAATCAAGTCGGCTCAAAAGGTTGTAATTTACGGTCCCGAGGGTATCGGCAAATCAACATTTGCTTCGCAGTTTCCGAATCCTCTGTTTATCGACACGGAGGGCAGCACAAAAAACCTTGATGTTGCGAGAATGGATAAGCCAACATCGTGGACCATGCTAAAGAGTCAGCTTGAATATATCAAAAGCAATCCGACTGTATGCAAGACGGTTGTTGTTGATACAATCGACTGGGCAGAACAGCTTTGTATTGATGATGTATGTGCTCAGTACGGAAAGAAAGGTATTGAAGATTTCGGCTACGGCAACGGATATGTTTACGAAAAAGAGGAGTTTGGCAGATTTTTGAACAGCCTTGAAGATTTGATTGACAGAGGAATCAATGTGGTGCTCACCGCACACGCACAGCTCCGCAAGTTTTCACAGCCTGATGAAATCGGTGAATATGACCGCTGGGAGCTTAAACTCGGCAAAAAGACCGCTTCACAGATTTCTCCGCTCGTAAAAGAATGGGCGGATATGGTGCTTTTCGCAAACTATAAAACAGTAGCAGTTGCGACCGACAAAGACGGCAAAAAGTACAAGGCACAGGGCGGAGGGAGAGTGATGTACACGCTTCATCACCCTTGTTGGGACGCAAAGAACCGTCACGGACTGCCCGAAGAAATGGACTTTAGCTATGCAGGCATTGCCCATATTTTTAATGATGTTGCACCTGTAAATAACGCTCCTGTTCCGCAGAATCCGATACCTCAGCCGCCTAAGGCAGAGCCTGTGACACAGCCTGTGCCACAACCTACGCAGATTGAAAAAGCTCCCGAATCTGTACCGCCTGCACCTATGCCACAGAATGACAAGTCTGTCAATATTCCTGAGGGCATACCAAAAGCTCTTGCCGACCTTATGAGGGCTAACGGAGTTGACGAAAGCGAAATCAGACAGGCTGTGTTTACACAGGGACACTACCCTTACGATACACCGATTACAAACTATGACCCACGATTTATTAACGGTTGCCTTGTGGGAGCGTGGAATAAGGTGTTTGAAGTGATACAGAGCAACCGTGACTTACCATTTTAATAAGAAAGGAATATGTATAAATGGATAGAGAATTTGGTTGGAACGACGAAATAACCGAAGAGGGCGGAAATTATGAACCGCTCCCCGAGGGTGATTATGATTTTACAGTAGCAAAGGTTGAGCGTGCTCGCTCACAGGGTAAAGGCAAACTGCCGCCGTGCAATATGGCAAAGGTGACTTTTGATGTGTGGGGAGCAGATGACAAGAGAGAAATTACAGTTAATTTCGTACTGCACTCATCACTTGAATGGAAGCTGTCACAGCTGTTCCTTTCGGTGTCAATGAAAAAGCATGGTGAACCGCTCCGCATGGACTGGACAGGCATTATCGGTAAAAAAGGTAAATGTCAGGTTATCATCCGCAAATATGTCAAGAATGACGGCACAGAGGGCGTAACAAATGACATCAAGTATTTTTATGCCTACGATGAGCAGGTGACAACGATATCGCCTGCCGTAGCACAGTCTGCACCTCAGCAGTATGTACAGCCTACATATCCGCCACAGTATAACACACAGCCTGCAACGCCAAATACTGCGATGCCGAATAACTGGACACCGGGTAGCTTTTAATGCAACTTCGACCGTATCAGAATGAAGCAAAGGATGCCGTTTTCTCCGAGTGGGAAAGCGGCAATTTAAAAACATTACTTGTCTTGCCTACAGGCTGTGGCAAGACGATAGTTTTTGCAAAAATCACCGAAGAATGTGTCCGTCGAGGTGACAGGGTGCTGATACTTGCCCACCGTGGAGAATTGCTCGACCAAGCGGCGGACAAAATCCAAAAAGCAACAGGGCTTAATTCGTCGGTTGAAAAAGCCGAGCAAAGTTGCATAGGTTCGTGGAACAGGGTTGTTGTAGGCTCTGTACAGACGCTTATGCGTGAGAAAAGGCTGTCAAACTTTGACAGCGATTATTTCGACACAATCATTATTGATGAAGCACATCACTCAATCAGCGACAGCTATCAGCGTGTGCTTGAGCATTTTGACAATGCGAAAGTGTTGGGCGTTACCGCAACACCCGACCGAGGAGATATGAAAAATTTAGGAACAGTATTTGATTCGCTTGCGTATGAGTACACGCTCCCTAAGGCTATCAAAGAGGGATATCTGTCACCGATTAAAGCTGTGACAATACCGCTTACACTTGACCTTTCGGGAGTTGCCACACAGGCAGGAGATTTTAAAGCAAGTGATATTGACACGGCACTTGATCCGTATCTTTATCAGATTGCCGAGGAAATGAAAAAATACTGTAAGAACCGTAAAACTGTTGTGTTTTTACCACTTGTAAAAACATCGCAGAAATTTAAAGACATTTTGAACGAAAAAGGCTTTAAAGCGGCAGAGGTCAACGGCAACAGCGAAGACAGAGCGGAAGTATTGCAGGATTTTGAAAACGATAAATACAATGTCTTGTGTAACTCAATGCTTTTAACCGAGGGTTGGGACTGCCCAAGTGTTGACTGCGTTGTCGTTTTAAGACCTACAAAGGTGCGTGGGCTTTACTGCCAAATGGTCGGCAGAGGAACAAGGCTTGCACCAAACAAGACGGAGCTTTTACTCCTCGACTTTTTATGGCATACAGAGCGGCACGAACTTTGCAGACCTGCACATCTTATTTGCGACAACGAAGAGGTCGCACGAAAGATGACCGAAAACTTATCAGAACAGGCAGGATGTCCGATTGATATTGAAGAAGCAGAGGAAAAGGCAAGCGAAGATGTTGTTGCACAGAGAGAAGAGGCACTTGCGAATCAGCTTGCAGAAATGCGAACACGCAAACGCAAACTTGTAGACCCGTTGCAGTACGAAATGTCAATTCAGGCGCAGGATCTTGCAGGCTATGTTCCGGCATTCGGCTGGGAATGTTCTCCGCCCACAGACAAACAGAAAGCAAAACTTGAAAAGCTCGGAATATTCCCCGATGAAATCCAGAGTGCCGGCAAAGCAAAGCTTATTCTTGACAGGCTCGAAAAGCGAAGAATTGAGGGCTTAACCACACCTAAACAAATCCGTATGCTTGAAAGCAGAGGCTTTCAGCACGTGGGCAAATGGCAGTTTGACGAAGCCTCGGCTCTGATTTCGAGAATTGCCGCAAACGGTTGGAGAACTCCGAAAAACATTAACCCGAAAACATATGTACCGCAAAGCGAGGTGAATACGGTTGGACTTACTTAATGCACTTGAATACATCAGTCCGTCAGAACTTGACTACCAAGACTGGGTAAATGTCGGAATGGCACTCAAACAAGAGGGATACAGCGTAAAGGACTGGGACGATTGGAGCAGAGCAGACAACCGCTATCACAACGGAGAATGTGAAAAGAAATGGCAGAGCTTTAACGGCTCTGCTTCACCTGTCACAGCAGGCACAATAGTCCAAATGGCAAAGGACAGGGGGATGACTTTCCGTGAATCGAAAGAACTCGGCTGGAATGATGAAATTGCTTTTGAGCAGGGTGATAAGGGCGATATTGGTGTAAATACCTGTGAGGGTGTAAAGTTTCACGAGCCTACAAACTGGAACCCGGTAAATGAGATTGTGACCTACATTGAAACTCTCTTTGATAGCTCGGAAAATGTAGGCTATGTTACTGAAACTTATAAAAAAAATGACAACGGCAAGGTTAAATATTCGCCAACACAAGGCAGTTGTGACCGTACAGCAGGTGAGCTTATTGCCGCACTTAATAACTGTGACGGCGATATCTCAAATGTATTTGGTGATTACAAACCCGAGGCAGGCGCGTGGATAAGGTTCAACCCATTGGACGGCAAGGGTGTAAAAAATGAGAATGTAACCGATTATCGTTACGCTCTCGTGGAATCTGACTGTATGGCTCTTGAAGAGCAAAACGCAATCATCAGAGAACTTGAATTGCCTGTTGCGGTACTTGTTTATTCGGGCGGAAAATCAGTCCACGCTATAGTTAAGATTGATGCCGCAAACTATGACGAGTACCGCAAAAGGGTTGATTATCTCTACAATGTATGCCATAAAAACGGCTTTGAAATTGACAAGCAGAACCGCAATCCGTCAAGGCTGAGCCGTATGCCCGGTGTTATCCGCAACGGCAAAAAGCAGTTTATTATTGACACTAACATCGGTAAATCAGACTTTGCCGAATGGAAAGACTGGGTGGAAAGTATCAACGATGACTTACCCGACCTTGACAACCTTGCAGATTTTTTTGAAAATCCTCCTGAACTTGCTCCGCCTCTGATTGAGGGAGTATTGCGACAGGGACATAAAATGCTCCTCGGCGGACCCTCAAAAGCAGGCAAATCGTTCGGACTGATTGAATTGTGCATTGCAATTGCCGAGGGTACAGAATGGTTCGGCTTTAAGTGTGCGCAGGGCAATGTCTTGTATGTGAATCTTGAACTTGACCGTGCGTCCTGTTTTCACAGATTTAAAGACGTATATGAAGCACTTGGACTGGAACCAAAAAACTTAAACAGAATTGATATTTGGAACTTGCGTGGCAAGTCCGTGCCTATGGATAAGTTAGCGCCTATGCTCATACGCAGAGCTTTAAAAGGCAACTTTATAGCTGTTGTGATTGACCCGATATACAAGGTTATCACAGGTGATGAGAACAGTGCTGACCAAATGGCACATTTCTGCAACCAGTTTGACAAGGTATGTACAGAAATCGGATGTGCAGTAATCTACTGTCACCACCACTCGAAAGGTGCTCAGGGCGGTAAGAAGTCAATGGACAGAGTGTCGGGTTCGGGTGTTTTCGCTCGTGACCCCGACGCACTTCTTGACCTTACAAGACTTGAAATCAGCGATGATTTGATGAAACAGCAAAAGGATGAAAGAACCTGTAAAATCTGCAAAGACTGGATAGGTCGCTTCAACAAAATCAGTGAAGTGTGTTCGCAGGATGATTTGGTAATGGCAAATAATATGATTGGCATTGCACGCAAAACGCTTCCTGAGCAGTCTTTTAAGCTGATGATGTCGGATGTTGCCCGTGCCGAAAAAACCGTAAAAGGGATGTCAGCGTGGAGAATAGAGGGTACTCTGCGAGAGTTTCCGGCATTTGATGCACTTAACCTTTGGTTTGATTATCCGATACACAAATCGGACGCAACAGGTGTGTTGAAAGACTGTAATTTTGAGGGCGATTTTAACATCAAAGGCTCGCCCTACAAAAAGAATTTTAGCAAGAAAAAAAGTGAATCGGAACGCAAGCGGGAACAGAACGATGCCCTTGAAACAGCGTTTAGCGGTGCTGAGGAAAATGGTCAGGCAAATGTAGCTGACTTAGCCGAATATATGGGAAAGTCTGAAAAAACAGTCAGACGATACATAAAAGAGCACGGCGGTTTTTGGATAGACGGCGGTGAAGTAGGGCGAAAGGACACGGACAAAGTCGAATAATTTGTCTGTCTGTCCGAGGGACAAAGTCGATAAATTTTATGTCCCTGTCCGTGTCCCTAAGAGGGACAAAGTCGATAAAAAATCGAAAATGTCCCTCTCGGACAAAAACAGGGACAAAGTCGATAAATTATCGAGAATGTCCGAGGGACAGACAAAACTATATATACTACCGTATATATAAACGATGTCCGTTCCCTAAGGTCACAGGGGTGAAGTAGTTGTGCGAAGCTTACGCACAACAACTCCTTCCCCTGACCTGTGACTAAAAGCAAAATTTTAAAGTTAAGAAAGGAATGGCAAAAAATAGCAAAATGCAAATCGACTTCAAAAGATAAAAGATTAAAAGTCGCTAAAAGAATGCCTCCACTAAAACGAAAAAAAAATGGAGAGGATTATTGTTATATCAACGACGAAGTAATGAAGTGGATTTCCAAAAATCCTGCGTTGATAAGTTATGTATTGGATAAGGTAGCCGCTAATGGATACATAGTTTACGACCCAAAATTTAAAGTATGGCACGGAGCTGATTATTATGAAATCGAATACAACGAAGACTGAATTTTTTATAGCGATGATACCGCCGACCGTAACTGCACAGGAACATAAGGTTATGGTAAAAAACGGCAAACCTGTTTTTTACAATCCGCCCGAGGTTAAACAGGCAAGAGAAAAGCTCACATCACATTTAGCAAAGTTTAAACCGTCAGAACCGTACGAGTCGGCTGTCAGGTTGATAACAAAGTGGTGCTTCCCTCGCGGTAAACATCAGGACGGCGAATATCGTATAACAAAACCTGACACGGACAATCTGCAAAAAATGCTAAAAGACTGTATGACCGCTCTCGGATTTTGGTCTGATGACGCACTTGTTGCAAGTGAGATATGTGAAAAGTTTTGGGCAGAGGTTTCGGGTATTTACATCAAGGTGGAAGAACTGTGAATATCTCGGAAGTTAAACGCAACCTTGAAAGGACCGTGTTGTACAATGGAGCAGAATACATTCTGAAAGGCTGTATCATCAGACAGAATACAACAGGTCAGTTTTATTATCAAGCAGAGCTTATGGACACCAAAGCCAAAAGCTCGCTGATTGTAACTGCACTTGATAAGATTGACGAAAGGAGAACCGACATTGAAAGCAAGAATACCGCCTAAAATCCCGAAACAGCTTAAACAGGAAGCTGAACGGATTGCAAAAAGCGCATATGAACAGATCCGAGAAAAAGAAAACAAAGACATCACGCGCAGAGTATTTAAAACAATGCTGTATGCTTTGTATAAGGATTTCGGATTTGGTCGTGACAGATGTGCAAAGGCTTTGAAGTCTATGACCGAAATAATTGAACACTCCGACACGGACGAAGTCTTTTGGGAACACATCGACCGTGTTGTCATTGATAAGTTGAAACTTGAATTTGACCGCAGAGATTATACCGACAACGGCAAAGTTGTAAATTTTGAAGGAGATGAAGAAAATGATTGACTGTGCAAAAACCGAAAATTATTTTGCTGAAAAGCGAAGAATGACGAAAAGAGCAAAGAATGGGCTGTGTAAAATTAAGTGTAGCAACTGTCCTTTGTGTAGTAATAACAACGGTGAAGGTTTATCGTGGCCAACCTTTGAAATGTATTATCCCGAAAAAGCTATTGAAATCATCCAAAAGTGGAGTAATGAACACCCACAGAAAACATATTTAACAGAACTGTTGAAAAACTATCCGAATGCTAAGCTTGGTGAAAATGGCGTGCCTATGAATATGTGTCCGTCGATACTTGGGCTTCAAGACCTTGAAAACTGCGGTGAAATAAGTTGCGTTGAATGTTGGAATCAGCCAGTTAAGGAGAGTGAGAAAAATGGCTAAATTAAAAATTCGTGAGATATGCGGTGATTATGCGTTAGATATACCGTTCGCAGACGGTAGTGTAAACACGATATACTTTAATTCAAAACGAAATGCCGAAACAGTTAAGCATATTATCGAAGTTGACGGAAGTAAACCAAACGAAGCAACCGTGTGTGATATGCAAGAGATTAAGCACGGAAGTTGGGAATATGACAGCGAGGGTGTCGGTTATGCAAATTATTTATGTTCTGAGTGTAGCAACTTCCTCACTTTTTACGAGGACATTGATTTGTATCCATACTGCCCTTACTGCGGTGCAAAAATGGATAAGGAGTGAAAGCAATGACAAGAAATGAACTTGAAAGGTATTTAGGCAGATGTGTGACAATTACTCTTTTGGATAACACTGTAATTGAGGGTACTTTACATAAGACGGGTGAAAAAGCCTTTGAAAACGACCCTAATTTATCAGTACCGGTTAATTTTTATTTTTGCATTGATGTAAATAATAAAGTAGTTAAAAATACCGCATTCAGAGTATCACACATCCGGAGAATCAGTTGCTGCGAAAAGTTAAGAATGACAAACTTTGAAAAAATTAAACAGATGTCAATTGACGAAATGGCTCGTAGTTGTATAGACTTTTTCAGTTGCCCATATGGCATATCAGGTGACCCACCATATATTAATTGTAATTGCAAAATAGGCAAAAAGTTTAAGTATAATTGCATTGACTGTACAAAACATTGGCTTGAAAGTGAGGTGGATATGGATTGACAGCGAGAGAGATTAAGGATATTAACAGAGAGATTTCACGGCTCAGGGCGAAAATGGCACGGATTCAGGCTGAGGCGGACAACACGGCGGTGACGCTGGGCGAACGAATTGTTCCGTCAGGTCAGACATCCGACAGGGTGGGCAATGCGGTGGTGCAGATTGCCGATATTCAGCGTGATATTCAGAATCTTGAAATCCGCAGGAACTCGGCTCTGAACAGCCTCTCACGGGATGATTTTGTGGAAAACTGCCTGTTTATGCACCTCGGCTTAAAATACAGCTGGGCGAAGATTGCAGTCGATACAGGCGGAATCAATACCCCCGACAACATAAGAAAAATGTGCAACCGCCACCATTGGTAAATTTGTCCGTTTTTCCGTTTTAGGTGCGGTATAATGTAAACTGAAGAAAGCAACAAAACGACATAGGCATTTATGTCCCCCTAAAAAATCGCACAGACCGCTCTCGTTTGAGGGCGGTTTTGTGTTGTGAGGGAAAATCAGATAAAAGAGGTGAGGTGATTGCCCAATGAGAAAAATTTAATACCGTTTACATCTGACCAAAGCCGTGATGAAGCCGTGAAAAACGGAGCAAAGGGCGGTAAGGCTTCGGGTAAGTCACGCCGCCGTAAAAAGAGTATGAAACAGGTTATGGATATGTTACTTTCGTTGCCTGCCAACACTCCTGCCGACTGGGAAATGCTTATTGATATGGGAATTAATGTTGATGAGATTGACGAAGATTTGGTCAATAATTTGCTCGTTGTAAATGCGGCACTTCTCAAAAAGGCTAAAACAGGTGATGTTAATTCCATTAAAGAATTAAGAAATATTATCCGTGACAATGTTTTTGAAAATCATAAAATCAAGCTCGACAATGCCTATCTCGACATTGAACGCAAAAAGGCTGAACCGCCAAAGAGTGACGGTTCGGAGTACAAAGGAATACCGGCTAATATGGTTGCACCGTCGTTTTCGTCGGTGCTTTTTGATATTGAGGGTAAAGAACATTCGGAATATGTTTTCCCCGGCGGAAGAGGTTCAACAAAATCGTCTTTCGTCAGTCTGAATGTTATTGATTTGCTTATGAAGAACGAGGATATGCACGCCTGTATTTTTCGTCAGGTAGCCGACACTCTGCGCAGTTCGGTGTATCAGCAGATTTTGTGGTCAATCTCTGCTCTCGGTCTTGAAAGCGAGTTTAACTGCACCGTGTCACCTCTCGAAATCACGAGGGTAAGCACAGGACAGAAAATATACTTCCGTGGAGCAGATGATCCGGGCAAGATTAAATCAATCAAAGTACCGTTCGGCTATATCGGCGTTGTGTGGTTTGAAGAACTTGATCAGTTCACGGGTGAGGAAGCTGTCAGAAAGATTGAACAGTCGGTGATTCGTGGCGGTGACACGGCTTTTAAATTTAAATCGTTCAACCCTCCGAAATCTGCACAGAACTGGGCGAACAAGTATGTTAAAATTCCCCGTCAAGACAGGCTCGTTATTGAGAGTACATACCTTACAGTACCGTCAAAATGGCTCGGAAAGCCGTTTATAGATGACGCAGAGTTCCTGAAAGAAACAAACCCTACCGCCTATGAAAATGAGTATATGGGCATTGCTAACGGCACAGGCGGCAATGTATTTGATAATGTTGTTATTCGTGAGGTCACAGATGACGAAATTCAGACCTTTGACAGATTTTACAGAGGAGTTGACTGGGGTTGGTATCCTGATCCGTTTGCCTATGATTGTATGACTTACATTCCAAGTCAACACAAGCTCATTATTTTTGACGAGGAACATTGCAACAAGACAAGCAACAAAGAAACAGCCGAATTGCTCAGAACTAAGCACGGAGTTACAAGCAATGATTTAATCACTTGCGACAGTGCAGAACAGAAGTCAGTCGGCGATTACAGGGCTGACGGTTTAATGGCTCGTTCGGCAGAAAAAGGACCCGGTTCGGTTGTTTACTCGATGAAGTGGTTGCAGTCTTTACGGGAGATTGTGATTGATAACACACGCTGTCCGCATACTGCACAGGAGTTTCTCGACTATGAATACGAGCGTGACAAGGACGGCAATGTTATCAGCGGTTATCCCGATAAGGACAACCACCATATTGACGCTGTCAGATATGCAATGAACAGAGTATGGAAACGCAGAGGTGAATAATGGGACTTATAGATTTTTTGAAAGGAGTGTGGAGGCGAATGTTTCCGCTTGAAAATATTCGGCAGGCGCTTAATTTACGGCTTGCGATTACAGCAGAAATGCAAAAGGCGATAGGAGTATGGCAAAACTGCTATGTCGGCAAAGCTCCGTGGCTTGATGAAAATGTCATCAGTTTGAGGCTTGAGCAGTCAATCACAAGGGAGTTTGCTAACATTACGCTTAACGAAATGACGGTGAACATCTCAAATGAAACGCTGTCAAAATTGTTTGAAACTGCAACCGAGGAGCTTAATTCGGAGTTACAGTCAGGTCTTGCAACAGGCGCAATGGTCATCAAGCCTTTGGGCGGTGACAGGGTACAATATATCTCGGCAAACGCTTTTGTGCCGATTGAGTTTGACACAAAGCACAGGCTTGTAAAGGTTATTTTTCCCGAATTTAAGAAAATCGGTGACAACTACTACACAAGGCTTGAATATCACAGCCTTGACAAGGACAAGGGCTTGACAATTACGAATACGGCTTATCGCTCGGCATCTCCTGAAGTTCTCGGAACGGAAATTCCCCTCGGTGTGATTGAGGAATGGGCAGACTTACCGCCTGCGGTCACATACCCCGATATGAAAAGACCTGCGTTTGGTTATTTCAGAGTGCCGATTAAAAACACGGTTGACGGCTCATCATGCGGTATGTCGATTTTTGACAGCGGACTTGAAATCATTCAGAAAGCCGATATGCAGTTCGGACGGCTTGACTGGGAATTTGAAAGCGGAGAGCGTGCGATTCATGTTGATTCTGCCGTGTTTAAGGACGGCAAAGCCGACAGACTTAACAGGCGTTTGTACCGTGCCGTTGATGTGGATTTGGGCGACGAAGAACTGTTCAAGGACTTTTCGCCTGCGTTCCGACAGTCCGACATTACGGACGGCTTGAATACATATCTGCGTATGATTGAATTTGCGGTCGGTCTTGCATACGGTGACCTTTCAAACCCCGAAACAGTTGCAAAGACTGCTACGGAGATTAAGTCGGCAAAGGACAGAAAGTACAACACCGTGTCGGCAATTCAGAAACAGCTTCGCTATTGCCTTGATGACTTGGTGTATGCTCTTGCCTTTTACAATTCGCTGACAACAAGCGGTTATTCGTTTGTATGCGATTTCAAGGACAGTATTCTGACCGATGAAGAAACCGAACGCAAGCAGGATATTCAGGACTTAAACCTTGGTATTATGCGACCTGATGAGTACCGTATGAAGTGGTATGGAGAGGACGAAAAGACAGCGAAAAAGAATCTTCCGCAGTCCTCTGAGGTTATCGAATAATGTTCACTCCGACTGAAATTGAGGCTTTGCCCTCGGCTATGGAACAGTTGTACCGCAGTTTACAGTTAAATATTATGTCCGACCTTACGGAGCGTTTGAAAGCTAACGGTGAGGAGATAACCTCTGCTGCCGATTGGCAGATTAACAGGCTTTATGAATTGGGCGTGAGTAAGGATGAAATAGACAGCCTTATTCAAAGCACGCTCGATGTGTCTGACGATGAAATCGACAGAATCTATGACGAAGTCGTGAAATCTGGATATGCAAGAAATGAGGAGCTTTATACAAGCAAGGGCAAAGAGTATATTCCTTATGCAGAAAATAAACAGCTGCAACAACTTGTAAAGGCGGTTAAAAATCAGACAAAATCGGAGTACAGGAACATTACAGGCTCACTCGGATTCGCCGTGAGAAATGCCGACAATACGCTGTCATTTACTCCTCTTGCAAAGTTTTATCAAGATACACTTGACAACGGACTTATGCAGATTGCAAGCGGTGCGGTTGATTATAACACAGTCCTTAAAAAAGCGGTTAAAGCTATGACCGACAGTGGATTGCGTACCGTTGATTATGCAAGCGGTTGGAGCAATCGTGTTGATGTGGCGGCACGCAGGGCGTTGATGACAGGCTTTAATCAGGTTGTCGCAAAGGTCAACGAGGACAATGCCGAACAGCTCGGCACGGAATATTTCGAGGTCAGCTATCACCGTGGTGCAAGACCGACACATCAGGTGTGGCAGGGCAGAGTGTACAGCAAAAAGGAGCTTGAAACCGTCTGCGGATTGGGTACGGTCACAGGTCTTTGCGGTGCGAATTGCTATCACAGCTATTCGCCGTTTATCAAGGGCATTGATACCCCGACATACAGCGATGAAGAACTTGACCGTATGAACGAGGAGGAGAACACCCCGAAAGAGTATAACGGCAAAGAGTACACGGCATATGAGGCACAGCAGAAGCAAAGACAGCTTGAAACCGCAATGCGTGCCGACCGACAGAAGATTGAACTGCTTACACAGGGCGGTGCAGACTATGACACAATCACAGGTGCAAAGGTCAGATACTTTCAAAGGCAGGACGAATATGTAAAGTTTTCAAAAGCTATGGGACTTCCCGAACAATGGGAAAGAGTAACCGTAAACGGCAAAAATGCTTTAGGCTCAAAACTCCCGAAAAAGGCAGAACGCTTTGACCACCGTGCCGAATACAGTCTTGACGAGGACAATAAACGCATTGCCCAAACCCGAGCCGATGAGTGGCACGATAAAGCAAAAAAAGCAAAGAAAAAGAGTAAAAAAATAGATACAGGCACAAGTCAGAAATCAGATGTTCAGAAAAAAACTGTTGAAAAGGCAGAAAATAATGATATAATTAAAGAAACAAAACAACTGTCTTTGAGTAATGTTGAAGAATTTGAAAATTGGCAGAATGATTATTATGAACTAAATAAAGATGTATCGTTCAGTCGAGATGATAACCATTCTATTTACCGATATACAGGTGGTGATTACGACATTATCAACGCTCTTGAAAGAGGTGGAGAGTCTCTTGAAAAGGTTAAAAAACGCTATGGTGAAAAGTATGTGAGTAGCCTTAATGGTGTTGGTGATGAGATATCAAAAGAACTATCGAAATTCAAGCTGAACGAACCTTTAAAATTAAAACGGTCCGTGGGGAATGTGGATTTTATTACGAATGCGACTTCATCGGTTGAAGATATGCGTAAAATGATTGGTAAAAAATTTACTGAGAAGGGATTTACCAGCACAACCTTGTGTTCTGATACACAGTTAGCATTTGGTGGAATTGATAAGCCAACGAGAACTACTCTGGAAATTATTGCACCAAAGGAAACTAAGGGAGCTTATCTATACAAAATTTCAGATAGTCCTGCTGAATTCGAATTTTTGATTGATAAGAATACAACATATGAAGTTGTTGACGCTGGAGAACGAGAGATAACTGTAAAAGATTATAAAGGTAATTACGAAAAAAAGACTGAACGATTTATGACATTAAAGGTGGTTGAACAATGATAGATAATCCCGTTGATTGGTTTTATCATAGTGCAAAATATGCTATTGATAATACAGGTACTATTCAATACGGATGTGCATTTTTGATAAACGATAATGCACCAAAATCAGTAGTTGTTGAATATAAAAAATACCTTAATCTTATTAAGAAACCTTTTTTCTCTTCTGGAATTGGAGTTTTTGAACCGTATGTAGTTAATGGACAACATAGGTACAAATTAATAGGTTTTTCTGAAAACCTGACTGCTTTTGAAAAAGAACAAGCTCATATATTTAAAAGCTTAATAGAAGACGGCTATATTAGCAATGACCCATTTATCTAACCGCTCCGTAAAAAGGGCGGTTTTGTTGTTTAACTTGCCGAGAATATGTTCAGAGTAAGGAAAACGGCTTGTTTACGGCATTATTTAACTTGCCTGTAACTTACCAAGACAAAACTAAATACATCAAACCAGCACTTTGAGAAATCAGAGTGCTTTTTTATTGCATTTAAACCCGTCGATTTCGACCGGTTTTGAAAGGTGGTGACAGAATGAAAATCAGAGTAACAACAGCATTTAATGACAGGCAGAACGGCTATGTAACCCGACCTGTGAATGAAGTTTTTGAATGCTCCGAGCAGAGAGCAAAGGAACTCATTGACGGCGGTTTTGCAGAAGAGGTCAAGTCTGACGCTCCCAAAAAGCCGAGAACCAAAGCAGTTAAAACAGAAAAAGCAGATTAAGCACCCTTGCATTTGATTGCATAGGTGCTTTTATTTTACCCTGCCGTGGGTTATAACGGCTGAATTTCTACCGCAGGCAAAGCGGAATACAAGCTATGCAGAAAGGATTTACTATGAAGAATATACACACACTTCTCTCCGAAATCGGCTTTACAGTTCCCGAAGATAAAAAGGTAGACTTTGAAAAAGCCTTTGCAGATAATTACAAAACCGTGTCAGAGGTTGAAAAGCTCCGCACATCAAGGGACAACTACAAGTCACAGCTTGAAACTGCACAGACTGCACTCAAAAAGTTTGAGGGTGTCAATGTGGACGAGCTCAAGGGCGAAATCAAAAAGCTCAACGGCGAACTTGAAACAAAGGAAAACGAGTATCAGACAAGGATTGCCGATATGGAGTTTAACTCTGTTCTTGACACCGCTGTTTCAAAGAGCGGTGCGAAAAATGCAAAGGCTGTCAAGGCTCTGCTTGACCTTGAAAATCTGAAAACATCTAAAAATCAGGCAGATGACATCAAAAAGGCTCTCGAACAGGTTAAGTCCGAAAACGGCTATATGTTCGGTTCTGATGAGCCTTTTCAGAATCCTGTCGGTGCAACCGAAACAGGTAACGGCGGTACGGGCTCAAATCCGCTTGCGTCAATGCGTGCGGCTATGGGACTTTCTGCCGAAAAGAAATAATTTTATTAAATCTATGAGGTGATTTTATTATGGCAAACACAATTGCACTTTTTAAGCAGTACACAGCGTTGCTTGATGAGGTCTATAAGCAGTCGGCACTCACAAGCAAAATTGACGGTGCGTCAGACCTTGCAACACAGGGCGCTAACGCAAACGAGCTTATCATTCCGATGCTCACAATGGACGGTCTTGCAGACTACTCACGCAACAGCGGTTATGTTGACGGCGATGTTGAGCTTACGAACGAAACCGTGAAATGTAACTTTGACCGTGGCAGAATGTTCACGGTTGACACAATGGACAACGCAGAAACGGCAGGCATTGCATTCGGCAGACTTTCGGGCGAGTTTATCCGCACAAAGGTTGTTCCCGAGCTTGACGCTTTCCGCTTTGCAAAGTATGCCGGTACAAGCGGTATTTCTTCCGTGAGTGCAACTCTCACAACAGGCGAAGAGGTTGTAAAGGCTCTCCGCACAGCCTCAACAAAAATGGATGAGGACGAAGTTCCTTTCGAGAACAGACACCTTTTCATCACATCACCGCTTTACGGTCTTGTGCAGGACCTTGACACAACAAAGTCAAGGGAGGTTCTCAGCCGTTTTGCAGATACCACACTTGTTCCTCAGTCAAGATTCTATACAGCAATTGAACAGCTTGACGGCACATCCTCAAGCAAGGAAAAGGGCGGTTACAAAAAGGCAACTTCGGGCAAGAATATCAACTTTATGATTATTCACGGCTCTGCTCCGATTCAGTTCACAAAGCACCTTGACACAAAGGTTATTGAGCCGTCAGTTAATCAGAGTTCAGACGGTTGGAAGTTTGGTTATCGTATGGTCGGTATTGCCGATGTTTACGAGAATAAAAAGGCAGGTATCTACTGCCATTCAGCCGTAGAGGCTTAAAGGAGTGTTACTATGACCGCTTATGCCGATGAAGGCTATTACATCTCTGAATATCTCTGTGGCAGAAAGGCGGTCATTGTTTCCGCCTTTGATTATTATGCACGCTCCGCAACTCTGCTCATTAAGGCATACACAGGTGAAAATGTTGACGAAGGCAATATTCCCGAAAGCGTAAAACTCTGCTGTTGTGAGCTTGCAGAGCTTGTGTATAACGATGAAAAGCAGTCCGCAAATTCAGGAATTTCATCTGCAAGCGTCGGTGATGAATCCGTAAGCTATGTGTCCGAAGAAGAGCGTAAAACCGCCCATAAAAAGGCTGTCAGACACACAATTTACAAGTATCTTGCTGACACCGATTTGCTGTACAGAGGTGGTCGCAGATGATTATTACCCCTGAAAGCTCCTGCACAATCTACAGATTCAACGGCTCGGGTTATGACCGATATTTCATTCCCGAATGTCATTGGCAGGAGAACAAGGCTCGCAATGTGCTTAAAAGCGGAATGCAGAACGCTGACAGCGTGACGGTGTATATCCCGATTGAATCCGCAGGACTTTTGCCCGACTTTTTAAAGCCGAGCGAAAACCTTTTTGCAGGTCAGCTATGCACCCCTCAGAACAGCGCACAGGACATTATTATTAAGGGCGAGAGTAATTTTACCTTTGATAATTCAAACCATCAGAGCGTGTCACAAAGCCTTAAAACGCTAAAGCAAAACCACAGGTGCTATGCGGTTATGTCGATTGATGAAAAGCTCTACGGCGTAACCGATTTACAGCACATCAAAATTTCGGCGAGGTGATTGCATGAAGATTGTTCAACCGCCCGATTTTGTCATCAAGTCAAAAAACGGTACGGCAGGTTTCCTCTGGGATAAAAAGTTTGCAGTCCGCAAAAATGCCGATGTGTTAAAGGTGCAAAAGTATGTTGATAGCACGGTTTTACGATTAATGAAACCCTATACACCGTTAAGAAACGGCGTGCTTGAAAAGTCGGCAACCCTCTCAACGGTTATAGGCTCGGGCGAAATTCATCAGAACACACCGTATGCGAGGTATCTCTACTACGGCAAGGTTTACGGTCCTAATATCCCGATTAAGGAAAACGGTGTTATTGTGGGCTATTTCAGCCCTAAAGGACAGAAGAAACACCCAACAGGCAAAATGCTTGTTTATTCTCGGGCAAAGCACCCGCTTGCCGGTAAGATGTGGTTTGAACGAATGAAAGCCGACCATAAAAAAGAGATTTTACAGGGTGCTGCTAAAGTGGCAGGAGGCACGGCAGAATGAACATAATTGAACTTATGCGGAGCATTGTGATGAGCTTTCCAAAGCTGAACGATGTCCTGCACATTGACTACACAACTCCCGACACCGACAGCTACGGCTTATCTCCGACAGGCGACACACTGATTAAATCCGATGTTCTCGGCAATCAGGAGCGACAGCACACATTCATCTTGTACGCTGTTTATCAGTCGGTTAATGACTATGACCGCCTTGCCAACAGCGGACTTATTAACGAGCTACAGCTGTGGCTTGAAAAACAGTCAAAAGGGCAAACGCTGACCGTAACGGTTGGCGACAATGAGCTTGCAGGTACGCTCACAAAAATAACCTGTTCAAACGGTATGCTTTATGACATACCCGACAGCAATTTAATCGGTAATGTAATGTATCAGTTACAGATTACCGCAGATTACAAAATCGAAAGTGAGGAATTTTAATTATGGCAACAACACCCGATATCGGTAAACTCAAAAGAAGTTATCTTATGCACTACATTGACGCTTCGTTCGGCACAGGCGAAACCCCTAAGTGGTTTTTGATTGGTCGTGACATCGAGGATATGTCCGTTGAACTCAACCCCGACACAGAAACAGTCAAGAACATTCTTGACGAAACCGTTGTAAACGATAACGGCTATGAACCGTCAATTGACGCAGACACTTATTACGCAAATACAGGCGATGCAATCTATGAAAAGATTAAGGATATTGCAATGAACCGCCTTACAGGCGACGACTGCAAGACTGCAATTCTTGAAGTCCTTGTTGATAAGAAGACAGGTCCGTATGACGCTTGGACTGAAACCTGTATCGTAAAGCCACAGTCCTACGGCGGTGCTCAGGGCGGTGTGAACATTCCGTTCAACATCGCATTCAACGGCGACAGACAGCAGGGTACGGCTACAATTGAGAAGAAAGTGCCGACCTTTACCGCAACGGTTTAATCTTTGGGGAGGGATTGATTTATGCAGAAACTTGTTTTTGACAGAGGTTACAAGGAGTATCAGATTGGCGATGACGAAAACGCAGTAATCCGTATCAATACCGCGGATGTGGGCATTCTTGCAAGGCTCAACGAGGCAGTCAAGAATATTGAGCAGATTCAGAAGAAGTATGAAAACGCTGAAAAAGCTGAAAACACAGACGCAATTCAGCTTATCACCGAGTGCGACAAGGACATCAGAGAACAGATTAACTACATTTTCGGCTCGGATGTCTGCACGGTTGCCTTTGGTGAAATTAACTGTCTTTCACTTGTGGGCGGTAAGCCGATTTTTGAAAACTTCCTTGAAGTGCTTATTCCTGTTATGCAGGCGGATTTTGAATCGGCACAGAAAATTTCCGATGAGAAAGTCGGCAAATACACTTCACAGGTGAAAAAGTGATTGAATTACTGCCGAAAAGCCTTGAGGTTGACGGCAGAAACTACGAAATTGATTCTGACTTCCGTGTTGCTCTGCTGATTTTCAAAGCCTATGCAGACGATGATCTGAACGATTTTGAAAAATGCCGAGTGTGTGTCGAGTGCCTTTACAAGGAGATTCCCGAAAATTACCAAAAGGCACTTGACAGGGCAACTTGGTTTCTTGACGGCGGAGATATTCCCCAGGGCAAACAGCTCCCCGTTCGTGTGCTTGATTGGGAACAGGACGGACACATCATCTTCTCTGCTCTCAATAAGGTTGCAGGAGTGGAAACACGCACAGTCGATTATATGCACTGGTGGACTTTTCTCGGCTTGTTCAATGAAGTGGGCGACGGCTTGTTTACACAGGTGATTTCAATACGCACCAAAAAGGCAAAGCATAAGAAGCTCGACAAAACCGAACGGGATTTCTACAATGAACATAAAGAACTTATCGACCTAAAGCCCAAACTCACAGCCGAAGATAAAGAAGAACTTGACTTCATAAATTCGCTTGTGTAGTGTAGTATCTTATCACATATTGTTGACATTCTCTAATTGTTAGTGTATGATTAAATAAAAACTATATTGTTTTAACATTTAGGAGGATAAACAATGAAAAGTAAGATTTTTAAAATTGTGGCTTGGATTATTGGCATTTTAGGTGGTGTAGGCAGTATTGCTGCAGGTTTTCAATTTCCAACATCTACATACAACTCCGCTACAGAAGAATTTACAACAGGCTTTAATATGGGAATGACTGTAATATGTCTGATTTCCGTTGCAGTTCTCTGTTTAATTTTTGCTGGCATTTCCTGTATTCTTGGAAAGCTCGAATTTCTTTGCGGTGAACAGGAAACAGAGGAAACCACGGAGAGCGAAAGCAGTGACACTTCTTCGGAAGATAAATGGGAATGCCCAAACTGCCATTGTATGAACTCATATAGCAATGTTGCGGAATGTCCCAATTGCCATTGGAAAGCGTAATTGAGGTGCGGTATGAAAAACTCATAGCGTTAGCATTAACCGCAGTTTTTGCAGTATCGCTTGTTGGCTGCGGTACAACAGCGGAAAGCAGTTCGTTATTAGATGATGATTTTGAAGAAACAACAGAAGTAGAAACAACGGAAGTTCCTACAACATTTCAGAAAACAACTACAATGTCACCTGCCGAACGAGAAGCAACTTACAAAGAGCTTTGTGACGAGTACGATTATGATGATGTTCTTTTTGCTCCTGACAGATACGAAGGTATGTACTGTAAATTTACAGGTACAGTTTCTGCCCTTTGTAAAGATGACGGAACTTGGTTCGTGCTGAAAGATAAAAGCGGAAATCTTATAGATGTACACGGTGACGCTGAATATTACGAAAGAAATCAAAAAGTAGAAATTTATGGAACAATAAGAGAAGTAAAATCTACTTACTATTCTGATGGCAGTGTAATTATCGTTGACGCTAAATATGTCGATTTTGTCTGAGGTGAAAATGTACAACGCTGTTTCAAGCAAATCAAACTAAAACAAAAAGCCACTCCAAACGGGGTGGCTGTTCTTTTGCAAAATTTTATTAGCGTACATCATAACGGTGTGCGCTGTTTTTATGCCCATTTTTAAATGAAAGGATGTGAAAATATGGCGGTTGACGGTTATCTGAATTTTGACACGAAGCTTGATACATCGGGTTTTAACGGCGGTTTGGCACAGGTTAATACTACTGTTACCAAATCAATCGAAAAGGTAAAAAATCAGCTTAAGACCTTTGCAAAGACTGCCGCTGTTGCTTTCAGTACTTATGCAATTACAAATTTCGGCAAAGAGTGCATTGAACTTGGTTCTGACCTTGCGGAGGTGCAGAATGTTGTTGATGTTACTTTTCCGGCAATGACCAAACAGGTTGACAAGTGGGCAAAAAGTGCAGCTAACTCTTTTGGTTTGTCCGAAACAATGGCAAAGCGGTATGTCGGTACTTTCGGCTCAATGGCTGAAGCTTTCGGCTTTACAGAGAAAGAAGCCTATGATATGTCAACCACGCTGACAGGACTTGCAGGCGATGTTGCTTCATTCTACAACATCAGACAGGACGAAGCCTATACAAAACTTAAATCAGTATTTTCGGGCGAAACCGAAACTTTAAAAGATTTGGGTATTGTAATGACGCAGACCGCGCTTGACAGCTATGCTCTTGCAAACGGTTACGGCAAAACCACAGCTAAAATGACCGAAGCCGAAAAAGTAACATTGCGTTACAAGTTTGTGCAAGACCAGCTCGCCAATGCGACGGGTGACTTTGTCCGAACGCAGGACAGCTGGGCAAATCAGACAAGAATTTTACAGCTCCGACTTGACAGCCTGAAAGCAACACTCGGTCAAGGTCTTATCAATGTGTTTTCTCCGCTGTTGAAAAATTTTAATTCCTTTATCGAAAAATTAGATGTTGCAACGGAAAAATTCAAAAGCTTTACGGAACAGGTTTTCGGCTATTCATCTGCAACCGACAATTCCGCAAATTCCGCAAGCTCTGAAATGACAGACCTCGCCGATGAAACAAAGAGTGCAAACTCTGCACTTGCCACAACATCGAAAAAGACAAAGGAAATTAAAGACAATCTTCAAGGATTTGACAGGCTCAATGTGATGAGCATTGAAAACAGTTCATCAGATGACAGCACAGCAGTAAACAGCCCCACAAAGAAATCTTCTAAAGCCGCAGTTAACGCACTTGATACTGCCGCAACAGCGATTGAAAAGCGTACAAACAAGGTTTTTGACAGCATTAAAAGAGCCTTGAATAATCTGAAAAATGCTTTTGTTTCAATCGGCGAATCGTGGAAGAGAGTGTGGAAAAACGGCACAGGCGAAAAGATTATCGGAAACATCAAACAGCTTTTGAAAAATGTTTTTGATATCATCGGTGATATTTCGGGAGCGTTTACAAAGGCTTGGAATAAGGCAGGACTTGGTGACGAGGTTGTGCAATCCATTATCGACAAATGGAACAGCTTGCTTGAACTTGTAAATACGATTGCAGAGGATTTTCGCAAAGTCTGGAACAACGGCACCGGTGAGAGAATTTGGACTAATATTCTGAATATCATCAAAAACTGCAACAACTACACCAAAACTCTGCGGACTAAAATCAAACAGGCTTGGGACAAAAATGAATCGGGCAAAAAGATTTGGGAAGCAATCCTTGGCATTGTTGAAGATATCACAGGCTTTTTGAGCGATATGTCAGAGATTCGCCTTGAATGGCTTGAAAGTCTTGATTTGTCACCGCTTGTATCAGCCGTTGCCGACCTCGGACAGGCATTCAGAGATTTGCTCAAAGCCTGTGGAGATAAGCTGAAACAGGCATACAAGAATATTCTTCTCCCACTTGCAAAATGGACAATTGAAGAAGCAGTTCCGAAACTTATAGAAGCCCTTGCAGGAGCGTTGAAACTGTTAAGCAAAATAGTTAAATCTATTAGTGACAAAACCTTGTACGCTATCGCAGGTGGCATTACTGCAGTTGGTACAGCTGTTGTTGTTTTCAAGGCAGGACAAGCGATTGCAAGCGGAATTGACAAAGTCAAAAATGCTATAAAGTTATTTTTGACAACTGTTTCTGCAAATCCAATCTTAGCCGTTGCCGGTGCCATCACCGGACTTGTGACTGCAGTTACTGTATATAATCAGCTTGTTTGGAGTAATTCTGAAGCTAAAAAATTTGCTGATGAAATTGACGGTATAAAATCAAGGCTTGATACAACTACGCAAGGTATTGAGGATAATTTGTCAGAAACTCTTGAACGAATGGACAGCTTGTATGCAGACAATACACTTGTTGACAGTTACCAACAGAAACTTGATGAACTGTTACAGAAAGCTACGCTTAGTCCAGAAGAGCAGGCACAGCTTGAAACCATTGTTACATATTTTAAAAACAATGTTGACGGTTTCAGCGATGTGTGGAATCAGTATGTTACTGTCAGTGCTGACGGCAAAGTACACTTAAATGGTGATTTAGCCGAGGTGCAAAAGGTTATTGACAGTACAATTGATAAATATCAACAACTTGCAAATAGTGCCGCATTAGCTGAATTATCTTCTGAAAATAGCAAAGAACGAATTCTTGCGTCAAAGAAATACAGCAGTGCAAAATCAGATTATAACAACAAGAAAAAAGACCTTGAAAACGAACAGAAAAAACTGAAAAAGTGGCTTGAGAAAAACGGCAAAAGTATGCAGGCTCTTGAAAATTACTATTTTGGTGGCGGTGCTAAAAACGACGCTTTATGGAAAGAGGGCATTGAATACTTCGAGAATATTCAGAGCAAAACAAAATCTCTTGACGGTGCAACAAGTTCGGTAAATAAAGCTATTGCCGCTATGAACAAACTGACTATGACGGGTGATGACCTTACAGATGTACAAAAGGTTGTTAATGGCAACTATTCAGACGCCGCCGCTGTTCTTATGGCGTATAATGCAGGTCTTATCAGTACAACGGATGTTCAAAATTCGCAGTGGAAATCTTTGAACAATTTGCAAAAAGCTGCAAAAGATACAGGTAAAAACACGGTTCTCGGTCTTGTTGAGGGTACAGACGCATACAAAGGTGCGCTTGTCAAAAACAGCAACGGTCTTGCTTCTCTTGTCCTTTCAGAATATGACACTACAATGGGAATTCATTCCCCGTCAACAGAAATGTATGAAAGAGGCGGTTACACGGTTCAAGGTCTTGCAAACGGTATCAGCGACAGAATATACGCTTTGAGAAGTCCGCTTGCAAGAATGCTTAGCTTTATTTCAACACATATCAATCCGATTTCAAGCGTTTTCTCAAATGCTTTTGAGGGTATCAAGAGTGCTGTAAAAAAGCCTATGAACGGATTTTTAGGTGTTGTTCAGAACTTCTTAAACAATTTTATAGATCCGTTCAACAGTCTCGGCAGTGCTATTTCAGGCGGAATGAGTACAGCGGCAAAGATCGCTTATGAAGCGTTAGGAAGCGTAAACGGCAATGTTGGACTGCCTAACATTACAGTTCCCCGACTTGCCACAGGTACGGTTGTTCCGGCAAATTACGGCGAATTTCTTGCCGTACTCGGTGATAACAAGCGTGAGGCTGAGGTTGTTTCGCCGATTTCAACTATCAAACAGGCACTTATTGAGGCTATGGCAGAGATAGGCTCAACAGGTGACAGCGGTGATATTAACCTTACCGTAAATCTTGACGGCGAAGTGATTTTTAACAACATTGTAAAACGCAACAACGCAGTCAAAAAGCGTCACGGTGTCGGTGCGTTAGGTTAGGAGATGATGACATGGCAAATTTTAAAGGTTATTTAATAAGGTTTCCTAAGAGCGGTAAGCTGTTTCCGCACGAGCTTATTGCAAAGGATAACTACAACGGCACTCCGCTCCAGAGAACCGAAATCAAGGCATACCGTGACAGCAACAATCTTCTGCACCGCACAACTTCGCCAAATTACAAGTCGAAAATTGAGTTTACAACCGTTGATAAACTCACCCTTGCACAAATGCAGTCGATTAGAAGTGCTTTGAATAGTTCGTGGGACAACTCTCAACAGCGTAAAATCCGTGTTGAGTATTGGGACGATGAACTGCTTGCATATCGCACAATGACCGCCTATATGCCCGACATCACCTATCAGGTCAAGAAAATCACCAAAAACAACATCATATACAATGCCGTGACTTTCACTTTTATTGAGTATTAAGGGGGGTGACAGATTGCTATCCGTTTCAAGTACGCATAAGCAGAAAATTATTAACGAACTTATTTCAAATAAGCTCGAAATCTTTTCATCCGACAGCAAGTTTGATGTCATCACCGAAACCAACATTGAAAGCGAAAGTATGAGCCTTAAACAGTCGATTTGTGACGAAAACAAATTAAAGTTCGGCGGTTGCATTGCTTCCGAATTTAAAATCGGATTGCTGAACACCGTTGACAGAACCTTTGATGTTTCAAAACTTGTCGGTTGTTGGATTTTAGTTAAGCTGACACAAACTTTTCCGTCAGGCTCTCCGATACTGCCGAGCAGTTCATTATATCCGAGCGACACGCTCTATCCGGGCGAAGCCGTGACAACAAAGTCGTGGTGCATTTTTAACGGTATGATTGACAAAGCCGAGGTCAATAAAACGGATCAGAACAAAATCAGCATAACCGCCTATGATGTGATTTCACAGCTTTATGAAACCGACTGTACAAACGCTCTGCAAAAGCTCTGGAATAACAATTCTAACAGCACTTCGGTCTATGCACTGTTGGCAATGGTTTCTGAAAAATTTACTAACTTATGCGGTCAACCTGATGCCCATTTTTTATCCGACCGTTTACTTAACGAGGTTATCAACAAGGTTGAGAATCTGACTGTTAAGAATATGAAAATTTTTAACAAAGTATGGCTTAATGATTCCGAAAAGGTTAATTACGGTCAATTGCTTAATTATACAGCGGAAATGCTCGGTGTGTTTGCTTTTGTTAAACCCGATAACCGAAAAGGCGGTAACATTGTTTTTGTCAACCTTGAAACCGATACAACAAAAGCAGAAAAATATGACTTTTACGAGGCATTCAATGCTGATGAAAAGTCAAGCGGTACATACGGGACTGTTGACTTTGCAATCGGAGGTGCTACACGAACCGCAAAGGTGCGTAGCTACAAGTTTTTAGGCGGTAAAACCTATGATATGACAGATAACATTCTTGTATGGCAGGAAAACGATAACGCAGACGGGGCGTGGATACATAAGTTTGAAAATCTGTTTTCAGGCGATACGGGCAAGCGAATACACCATAAAATTTATAAGCCTATCGAGGCAACCCTTGACGGTAGATTGTGGGTTGAACCTGGCGATATGATACAGATTAAATATTATGTAACCGACGCTGACGGCAACTATGCATATAACGCTGACGGCACTCCACAAACCGCAACCGTGACATCATATGTGCTGTCAAGAGAGCTTACAGGCATACAGGCACTCACAGACAAAATCACAGCGAAAGGAGAATAAAAAAATTGAACAAATACACACGAATGAACTGGGAAAATACTCCCTCAAAAGCAACTCCGCTGACTGCCGACAACCTCAACCATATGGACGAGGGGATTGAACGGGCAACAGACGGAGTAATTGCACTTGAAACCGAAATAACCACAGCAAGAGGCAGTCAAAATTCGCTTGGAGCAAGGCTTGATACGGCCGACGCAAATCTTGCAAACAAAGCTGATAAGGCAACAACACTCGCAGGGTACGGCATTTCAGACGCATATACACGGGAAGGAACAGATAAGAAACTTGCCCGAAAACTTGATTCAATGCCGTTTGACAGCGAGCCAAAAAATAACAGCCCGTGTTACCTCACAAGCGGAGCAGTTTACAACGCTCTGCTTGTGAAAGCAGATAAAACCGCCTTGTCGACTAAATACGATTCGTCAAATATTGAAAGCGGAACATCAACACTTACACCTTATTCAACCATTGCGGATAAAATCAAAAGTGCAAGCTGTACATATAAGACGATTGGTGACATCGTAATCGTCAGTGCAACGGTCAAAATGAATGCGGCTACAATTGGAGCAAACAGCACATATCCGCTGATTGATTTGCCGTACAAATGCATTGCCGAGGACAATGTTTTTTGTGTCGGCATTTCAAACCTTGGCAAGCTCTTTAAATTTGCTGTGTTAAAAAATAACACTTGGTTGCAGTTTCAGACACAGGATAAAACGGCTTACACATTCGCAGACGGCGAACAAATCAATGTGATTTGTTCGTACAAAATTAAATAATGGAGGTAAAAATTATGGAACTTAAAGAAAAAATCACACTTGATATGCTGACAAAGGACAGCGTGTCGGTACTCAGACAGCAGTTTTTGACCTTTAACGGTGAAGAAATGCAGGTCGGCGGAAACATCCGCAACGCATACATGAACAGCAAATCGGGCAGAGAACAGTTGAGAAAGGTTCTCTCTGACGAATACTTCAATGCTGTTATGGCGGTGTGGGGTGATAATCCAACCGTTGATGAGCCTGTCGAAAGTGAGATTGAAGTAAAATGACACCCGAAGTAATTGTATCGGTTATATCGCTGTTTGGTACTTTAGTTGGCACACTTGGTGGCATTTGTGTAAGCAACCGAATATCAAACTATCGAATCGAACAGCTCGAAAAGAAAGTTGAAAAACATAACAATCTCATTGAGCGCACATATGCGATTGAACAGCACAATGCGGTTGTGGACGAAGAAATTAAGGTCGCAAATCACAGAATTGATGACCTCGAAAAAATCAGCGAAAGGAAAGATTGAAAATGAAAAAGATTTTTACCAAAAATTGGGCGAAAGCTACGGCAATCAGAGCGATTAAGACTGTTGCTCAGACTGCTGTTGCAACAATCGGTGTATCTGCCGTAATGACAGATGTAAACTGGCTTGCGGTAGGCTCTGCAAGCCTTTTGGCAGGTGTGTTGTCGGTACTCACATCGGTGGCAGGACTGCCCGAAGTATCAGAAAGCGAGGAGTAACAATGGCTAAATATCGTAAAAAACCTGTTATTATTGAGGCATATCAGACCGACAAAGAAATGATTATTCACACCCTTGAAGGCGATATGAAGGCAAGTATCGGTGATTACATTATCACAGGTGTAAACGGTGAGAAGTACCCGTGTAAACCTGATATTTTCCACAAATCATATGAGAAAGTAGAGGAATAACAATGAAAGTTACTGCTATTGATGTTAGCTACTGTCAAACGGGAGTTGACTACAACAAAGTAAAGAACAGCGGTATTGATGCTGTGATTATCCGTGCAGGATTCGGCAAGGAAACCTATCAGAAAGACTCTGAATTTGAAACGCATTACAGGAACGCTAAGAAGGCAGGTCTTGCGGTCGGTGTATATTGGTATTCCTATGCTTATTCTGTTGCAGAGGCAAAGCAGGAGGCTAAGGTATGCCTTGCGTGCATTAGGGGCAAAACGCTTGAATTACCTGTATATTATGACCTCGAGGAGAGCGGTCAGACAAGGCTCGGTATGTCTGCTCTGACAAACATTGCAATTGCTTTTTGTGATGCTATCAAATCGGGCGGTTACCGTGCAGGAGTGTACAGTAATCTTAACTGGCTCAACAATCACCTTGATTATGAAAGGCTCAGAAGTAAGTACAGTATTTGGCTTGCACAATGGTCATCAAACCCATCCAAGTCTTGCGATATATGGCAGAATGCCGATAACGGCAGAATCAACGGCATTAACGGCAATGTTGACACAGATGTTATTATCAACAACAACATAATCAAAAAATCAAGCACGGGAGATGAAGAAGAAATGATTAAATACGGCTCACATAACACGGCTACACTCGCATTCAAGAAGCAGTTGATTACACTCTACAATATGAAAATTATCAAAACGAAAGTTGACAATTCAAACGGTTTTGGTGACGGTACGCTAAAGGCGGTCAAAGAGGCACAGAAAGCAGGTAATATTACAGCTAACGGCGTTGTAAATGAAAAAACAGTCAATGTTATCTATCATCTTATCAATGATTGCAATTGGTCTAAAGACAAGAAAATTGCCAACGCAAAAAAGGCGCTCGGTTGATATTGAATGTTTCGCACCGTTGCAAATTTTATGTGGCGGTGCGGATGCCATAGATAAAGAAATGGGGTGACGAAAACGGTAAATTTATATCAAGGCGATTGTCTTGAAGTATTGAAAAATTTGCCCGAAAATAGCATAGACCTGTTGCTGACAGTTCCGCCTTATGTGTTAAACACAAAGGGCGGCGGAACTGTAAACAAGATAATGAAATTAAGTGAATCTTTAGCGGATGTCGAGAAAGCAAAAATAATTAATGGGTATGATATTGAACTTTTCGGACAAGAATTTTTGCGAGTTATGAAAGAAATCAATGCTTATTTTTGGTGCAATAAAGCACAAATATATGATTATTTAAAATTTTATGTCGGGCAACTTAAATGCAAATTTGATATTATTTGCTGGCACAAAACGAACGCTTTGCCCACCTATTCAAATAAGTATTTAAGTGATACGGAATATTTACTTTATTTTAGAAAAGGGAAAGGGAAGTGTTTTCCAGAAAATTATGAAGATGCAAAAACATATTATTTAAGTCCATTAAATACAAAAGATAAAAAATTGTGGTTACATCCAACTATTAAACCTCTTTCGATTACTGAAAAAATAATCCGTAATAGTTCAAAGGAAAATTTCACAATTTTAGATCCATTTATGGGGAGTGGAACAACAGGCGTTGCCTGCATAAATACAAACCGAAACTTTATCGGTGTTGAGCTTGACGAAAAGTATTACAAAATTGCTGAGGAAAGAATAAATTCAGCGATTAAACAAACTACATAACAAAATCAAACACATAATTGCAAAAAATATTCCCCTCATCCGCCGTAAAAAGTGGGTGAGGGGAAATTTTTATTTGTTATTGTTTTCTTCTGCAATCCTTTCGAGTTCACGGATACAGTTTACAAATTAAAGGTGAGGTGAATATCACAACTTTTTCTGCCTTGCATTTGCCTAACATTTTTAACCGTTTTTCTTGTATTTTAACATATTTTAGCAGATAAAAGGCAAAAAAATAACCGCACTAAAAAGCTTAAAAATGGCTTTCTAATGCGGTTTTTTCTATGGTCGAGGTGACAGGACTTGAACCTGCGGCATCTTGGTCCCAAACCAAGCACTCTACCAAACTGAGCTACACCTCGAAATGTTGCTTAATAACAACAGCTTGATTATTATATACCATATTTTCGGATTTGTCAACATAATTTTCGCTTTTTATTCAAAATTAATTCAAATATTTTGAAAATCACCATAAGACAGACCAAAAATGTGGTACAAAACAGCCGTCCCTGCATAAGAAACGGCTGTTGGTGCAGGTAACAGGACTTGAACCTGCATGAAATTGCTTTCACATGGACCTGAACCATGCGCGTCTGCCAATTCCGCCATACCTGCTTATTAAATTGAAAATTGAAAATGGAAAGTTGAAAATGATTGTGTCAACCTTTGCATAATCAATTTAAATTCCCTTGGTTTTTACACGGTGGGGAAACCGAGGCGGAGCTTACTTTCAGACGAATCTTACTTTTCGGCTGATTCGGCAACAACACCCAAAATGTGCTATATTATTATAGCAGACCGACAGGTAAGTGTCAAGTGACATTTACTTTATCGGTCTGTTTTACGCTGATTATTTTTCAGAATCGGGTTTGCGGATTTTGAAACCGTCATATTTTCCGATGTCGCAGAGGGTAATTTCGTGGCAACCCATTCTTGTTGACAGCGGTGCGAGCTCCATATAGTCGCCGTAGAGGAAAGTAAGGTACTTGTCATATTCCTTTGGCACGGGGAACTTGTAACCCTCAAAGTCGGCATAAGCAACATCGTCAAGATATTCCTTTGGAAAAGCACCGTTATAAATATTTCTGCCCATTCCGTCATAGAGATATTTTGCATTCTTTTTGTTTTTAAAGAATTTTAAAGTACGGACTTCAAGCCACATACTGAATCTGAGCGGAAATATTTTCTTGCAGAAATTTGTTACAATGCTCTGGATTCTACTGCCGTTTTCAGCCTTGCGATTGTTCCATTTATTGAACACCAGCGCTCTTGTGAACAGAGTCACAGCCATATGAATTTTTCGTCCGATTGCTGAATTGGCTGTGTTATCATGACAGAAAATATCAAACGCAATTCCGTTGTGCATTGCGTGATGGTCTTTTGCAAAGTCGGTTGCAAAGAAAGTGTCGTCAAGTCTGATCTTGGCAAATTCATAGAAACAAGCCTTGTCCGTATGGTACGATTGAAAAGTCATATTGCTCGGAAGTTCCTTTGGCGCAATCTCGCAAAAGCGGTCAAAATCTTCACGTAACATCATAATATCTGCATCATCATCCCACGGAATGAATCCTTTGTGACGGATTGCACCGAGAAGTGTTCCGCCGCCGAGAAAATATTTTATGTTGTGCTTTCGGCAAATTCTGTCGGTTTCAAGCAGAAATGCAAGCTGAATTTCGTGAATTGAATCAAGTCTGCGTTCGTGTGAGTGGGGGATACGCAAAACTTTTTCGGACTTCATCTTGTCCATTATGCAGATTTTCAGCATGGTTTCAAGGTCTATGTCGGGAGTGCATTCGTTTACGGAAATCTTGTTTGAATTAATTGCACAGCCGTCAAGCTCCGTAAAATCGCCCGACTCAATTGTACAGCGACTGCCGTAAATATCGTTGAGAACTGCCGCAATCATAATCAGCGATGCGTTGCAGTTTTTGCCGCCGACATTATAAACTGCGTTTTCTTCAAGATTTGTCATTGCGAAAACAATCGCCTTTAAAACATCGTTGATATAAACAAAGGTATAGCGATCCCTTGTTGCCGGAACAACTGTGTTACGGCGGTTGGCTATATCGTCAAAAACAGGATCAAGCACGCTTGTAAAGTTGCTTGACGCTCCCAAAATTATGCCCGTTCTGAGCGTGGTAACGGTTGATTCGCTGTTCTTCAAAACCGAGTGCAAGGCGGTTTCTCTCATTCTCATAAGCTGACCTGCAAGCGATGAGGGAGAGGTTGCGTCAAGTTCTGCGTACTCGTTTTCGGAATAAACTCTGTGCGGTTTGGCTTTGCCGTAAATTCTGCTGTCGTTCACAACGACAACTCTTGCGCCTGTGGCTTTCGCAATTTTGGCACAGGCATTTATCTCTGCAATGCCGTCAATCATAATCTGTGGGTTGTTGTCTGTATGTTCACCGCAGATTCCTGTTGTAATTACATAGTCGGCACTTGAAATTTCCGATGCAGAATTATAATCAACAAAATCAAAATCATCTCTTAACAAGAGTTCGCTGTGGTATGATGCCATTGCGTTGCGTGATTTGCCGAGAAGGATAACTTTTATTCCGAGCCTTTTAGCCTCGTTATTGTACAGAAAGGCATAGCAAAGACACCTTGCAAGTTCACCGCCCGAGATGACAATTGTTTTGTTCCTGAGTTTTGCAAGAGTTTCTTTTTCAACTCCGGGCAATGCCGCCCTGTCGGCCTCAAATTCGTTTAAAAAATCTTTAATACGCAT